GACCTTTTGTTGGCAAACTGCGGCGAGGAGGTGCGCACCAGACACGGCCCACGCCATGCACCGCCGCACCACCCCGCCCCGCGCTACATTGCTACTATATAGGACAGCCCCGGCCCCACTGCACACACTGGACACACCCACCACCAGCACCGCCACCGCACCCCGCCGCCCATACCATATAGGACAGCAGCCAGCCACACCGCGCCCACCGCCACGCCGCCACACTGCAGCAACTCACCGCCACCGACGACCGCCCCGCCCCGATGACCACGCCGCCGATCGCCCCGCGCCATACCTTAAAGGATGCCCCGGCCCGCTATTTTTCCGGCATTTTGACGGACTTTCGGCCTATTTCTGCCGAAAATTTCCCTGAATTTTGGCGATTTTGACAATAGGAAAAGTCCAATTTTTTGGTCATTTTTACCATTTTTTGGAGCGACCGGCAAGGTACTGGGAGCGGCGCTTCAATCCTTTACGGGTCCGAAAGCCCGAAAATTTTCTAGGTATAAACGGATTTTTGCCCTTCCCCGGAAGGGGGTCTGAAAAAATTTAGGGGGATTTTTTGAAGAAAATTTTCAAAATGATGTATCGTGATGCCTTTTTCCTGCTATAATCGGTACAGTGATAGGTGCGAAGCTCCATGACATTCCGTCGTGGGGCTTTTTCTTTTGCGTGTATTTTGGAAACGGGGTGCAGGAGTGATGCCGGATGCCGAAGCGGAACGACAAGCGCGACACCGCCAAGGCTGAGTACATCAAGCGGCGGCGGTCGGGCGAGAAAGTAAATCTCAAAGACCTTGCCGAAAAAATAGGCGTGACATACGGCACCGTCCGCAACTGGAAACGCATTGACCAGTGGGAAGATGCGGTGGAGCGCAAGCGCGGGGGACAGCCCGGCAACAAAAACAGCCGGGGCAAGAAGAATGCCAAGGGCAACCCCGGCGGCGGTGCGCCGAACGGAAACACCAACGCAGAGAAGGACGGCGCATATAGCACCGTTCACCTTGAACGTCTGAGCCAAGAGGAACGGGACTGGCTGGATCAAATGCCGACCGGTGCCAATGAGAACAACATTTATGAGTTGAAGCTGCTGCGGATTCAGCAGCGGCACATCATGGAACGGATTGCGGAGTATGAAAGCTGCGACCCGGAAAAGCTGTTCACTGCATCCATCACCGATATGAGAAAACCGGGAAAGGACAAAGACGGGAAACAGGCGGATGGAGCCGTGCAAAAAATGGTCATGGACAACAAAGACAGCGCCTTTGTTCGAGTGACCCAGCTGCGGGAGGCCCTGAACAAGGTCTCCGGCAGAATTATTTCTCTGACCACGCAAATCCGCCAGCAGGAAGAATTTGAAAAACGGTACGCTCTGGAACTGGAACGCCTTGACATTGCAAAGATGCGGGCGACCGGCGAGGTGGATGTAGACCCGGAGGGAGGGACAGAGGATGAAACTGTACACGACTAAGATCGTTGCACAGTATCTCGACCTGTCCGAACGCCGGGTGCGGCAGCTCCGAGACGAGGGCGTGCTGGAAGAAAAGGCCCCCGGTCTTTACGACCTACGTTCCAGTGTCCGGCGGTACATCAACTATCTGCGGGGTGACGAGGGCGGCAAAGCTGACCTCAACGAGGAAAGGGCGAAGCTGACCAAGGAAAAGCGGATCGCCGCTGAAACCGAGAACAAAGTCCGCAATGGGGAATTGTACCGGAAGTCCGACATCACAGTTGGCATGACCACCGTTGTTATGAACCTGCGCTCTAGGCTCCTTGCCCTGCCCAACAAGCTGGCCGCAAACATTGCCAAGCTGGACGGCGACGAGGGCAAGATCATGGACTTACTGCAAAGTTCCCTCTATGAGATCATGGAGGAATTTTCTAATTATCAGGTGGCATTGCAGCCGCCAAAGGATGATGAAGAAGATGAACAAGACGGAGAAGAAACCGGATAAGCCCGGCGGCGCGTGCAAACATTGCCCGTGGGGCAAGCACATCCACCAAAGGCTGATCCTGTGTATGTTCCCGGCCTGCGTAAGAGGTGAACCGAAACGTGAAGAAAAGACGGATCGTGAAACTTGAACCGCAAACCGTGGAGCTGTTCGCCGAGATTCTGAGCAAGCTCAGCCCGCCGCCGCCCCTGACAGTCAGCCAGTGGGCGGACAGATACCGGGTATTATCCGCAGAATCCAGTGCGGAACCGGGGCGGTGGCACACCGAGAAAGCCCCATATCAGCGGGCCATCATGGATGCCATCGGTGATCCTCACGTCCGTTCTGTCGTCGTCATGTCGGCGGCGCAGATCGGAAAGACGGATGCTTTCATTCTGAACCCGCTGGGCTACTACATGGACTATGCACCCTGCCCGGTGATGTGTATGCAGCCTACCCTTGATATGGGGCAGACGCTCTCGAAAGACCGCATTGCCCCTATGATCCGGGACACGCCGAGGCTGACCGGTTTGGTAGACACCAAAAGCCGGTACGCTGGAAATACCGTCATGAAGAAAAACTTCCCCGGCGGGCACATCACCATCGTTGGAGCAAACAGCCCGTCCAGCCTTGCCAGCCGCCCTATCAAAGTGCTGCTGGCAGACGAGATCGACCGCTACCCCAAGAGCGCCGGAACAGAGGGCGACCCTCTTGATCTGGCGAAGAAACGCCAGACGACCTTTTGGGACTATAAGACCGTCATGGTCAGTACGCCCACCATCAAGGGAGACAGCCGCATCGAGGACGCCTACCTTCTTTCAACGCAAGAGGAATGGAACGTGCCCTGCCCGGAGTGCGGGGCATATCAGCCGTTCCTCTGGGAGAACGTCAAGTTCGACAAGGATGATCTTGACAAAGGTATTGGCTATGTCTGCAGGGAGTGCGGCTGTGTATCGAACGAGTACCGCTGGAAGGAGCAGGGAAAATACGGCAAGTACGTTGCCGCCAATCCCGGCGCAGAATCCAGAGGCTTCCACCTGAACACGCTGGCTTCAACCTTTGTTGGTTGGAAAGAGATCGTGACGAAGTTCATCGAAGCGAAAATCGCCCTCGACCATGGCAACCCGGAACAGATGAAGGTTTGGGTGAACACGGAACTGGGCGAGACGTGGGAGGAACGCGGCATTCAGTTGGAGGACATCGAGCTGTTCAACCGCCGCGAAATCTACGCCGCAGAAGTGCCGGACGATGTTCTGTACCTCACTGCTGGTGTTGACGTGCAGGATGATCGCTTTGAAGTTGAAGTGGTCGGCTGGGGCGAGGGCACAGAGAGCTGGGGCATTCGCTACCAGAAAATCTTCGGCGATATGCTTTCGGATCAGGTATGGGACGATCTGGACAACTTCTTGCTTCGGACATGGCACAAGGCAGACGGCACGGCATACCCGCTGTTGGCAACCTGCATTGATTCCGGTGGACACCACACCGATGAAGTTTACCGGTTTGCAAAGGAACGGCTCAACCGGCGCATCTTTGCTATCAAGGGCATGGGCGGCGCAGGAGTGCCGTTTATCCGTAACCCGTCGAAGAACAACCGCGTTCGGGCAGACCTGTTCATTCTGGGCGTTGATGCTGGCAAAACGACCATCTATCAGCGTTTGGAAGTCAAGACGCCCGGCCCGAACTACTGCCACTTTCCGTCAAACGAGGAAGCAGGCTACACCGAAGAATACTTCAAGGGCCTAACGGCTGAGAAGAAAGTGGTGCGGTTCGTTAAGGGCCATTTGAAAGAATACTGGGAAATCAAAGATAAAGAGCATAAACGAAACGAGCCGCTGGACTTGCGCAATTACGCAACCGCGGCTCTTGCTATTTCTCGCCCTGTGCTGAAAAAGCCGGACGCAGACGGAACGCCTGCCCAGCCGGTCAAGAAAGCGCGGGGTCGTCGTCAGCTTTCGGGAGGTATCTAAATGGCAGGAATTACGCTGGAAACGGCACAGAAACAGCTTGACCTTTGGATTGCCGCAGAAGAAAAGGTGACGCACGGGCAGAGCTACCAGATCGGCAACAGGTCATTGACTTACGCAGACCTGACGCAGATTGGAAAGCGGATTGATTATTGGTCGAACAAGGTGACGGAACTTTCTCAGCAGAGAAAGGGACGGAACCGGATGGGGCATTTTGTGCCGCGTGACCTGTAAGGAGAGTAGAAGATGGGATTCTTCGATACCCTGCTCACGGCGATTGCCCCGGAGCGGGCAGTAAAACGTGTTGCCGCACAGACGGCAATACGGGCAATCAATTCGGGATATTCCAACTATGGCGCAAGTCTGCACAAGAAATCTATGCGGGGCTGGATGTGGCACGGTGGAAGCCCGAAAGAGGACATCGAAGATAATCTTCGCGTCCTGAGAGAGCGGAGCAGGGACGCTTATATGGGCGTCCCGCTGGCAACCGGTGCCATCAAGACCATGCGCACCAATGTAGTGTGCGGCGGTCTGACACCGACACCGCAGATCGACAACGCATTTTTGGGTATTTCAGACGAGGAAGCCCAGAAAATCAATGAACAAATTGCAAGAGAATTTGCTCTGTGGGCCAATAAGCCGACCTGTGATGCAGACCGCATCGACAATTTCTATATGTTGCAGCAGTTGGCATTTACGGGATTTCTGCTGAATGGTGATTCATGGGCAGTCCTGCAGAACAAAAAGACGCCCGGTGTACCGTATGACCTGCGTGTGCGGATCATCGAAGCCGACCGCATTTGTTCTCCTGCGTTTATGGACATCCTTTCGCCGACGGACATTAACGAGCATCATGTTGAAAAGATCGTGCAAGGTGTTGAAACCGATGCAGACGGCATGGTCATTGCGTACTGGGTTTGCGACCGGCACCCGCTGGCGTCTACCAGCGTGACGGGATTGACGGCCTCGCACTGGACAAGAGTGGAAGCCTACGGCAAAAAGACCGGGCGGCAGAATGTTCTCTGTCTGATGCAGCGCGAACGTGCCGGTCAGCTGCGCGGCGTACCACTGCTGGCACCGGTGCTGGAAAGCCTGAAACAGCTTGGGCGTTTTACGGACGCAGAGCTGACAGCCGCGGTGATCTCCGCGATGTTCACAGTGTTTATCAAGAAGTCGGATCAATCTGACGAGGTGCCGTTTGGCGAAATGCTTCCCCCGGATGTGCAGGTAGATACGCCTGATAAGACCAGTGTGGAGCTGGCACCGGGCGCGTTTATCGACCTGAACCCCGGAGAGGAAGTGCAGTTCGCAGACCCGAAGCACCCAACGACCGGGTTTGAAGCGTTCATGAACGCCATTGTAAAGCAGATGGCGGCGGCGTTGGAAATTCCGTCTGAGGTGCTGTACAAGCAGTTCAGCACCAGCTATTCTGCAGCCCGCGGCGCTTTGAATGAATTTTGGAGAACCACGGGAATGCACCGAGACTGGTTCGCGGATTCTTTCTGCCAGCCGGTCTATGAGGCATGGTTCCGGGAAGCCGTGTGCAAGGGACGGATCAAAGCGCCGGGCTTCCTGACAAACCCGGCGGTTGCAGCGGCCTACATGAACTGCAACTGGAATGGCCCGGCAAGAACAAACCTGAACCCCAAGGATGAAGCCGAAGCAGCCCAGATGCGGGTGAACAGCGGATTCTCCACGGCGGCACAGGAAACCGCTCAGATGACGGGCGGAAGCTATGAGGCAAATATGCGGCAGCGGAAAGCCGAAGCCGCACTGAAACGGGAGGTGGACGAAATTGCGGGAGCACAAGTGCAACAGCAAACCGCTGTTCCTCAACGGAGCGGCGGCGACCCCGGCAAGTCCGAGTAACAAGAAGTTTTGGGAGTTCCGCAATGCAGCCGAGACCGGCGGCACGGCGGAACTTCTGCTTTACGGTGATATTAGCCGTACGAGCTGGTGGGGTGATGAAGTGACCCCGCAGGCGTTCGCCGCAGACCTTGCGACGATTCCGGCTATGGATGACCTGACTGTCCGTATTTGCAGCGGCGGCGGGGATGTCTGGGCCGCACAAGCCATTGGCGCAATGTTGGAAAACAGGCTTGGCACGGTGACAGCGCAAATCGAAGGTATCTGTGCCAGCGCGGCGACCATCGTCGCCAGCCATTGCAAAGTGGTCAAGGCGGCAGAGGATGCAACCTACATGATCCACCCCATCAAGGTAAACCCGAACGGGTTTGTGGACATGGAGGGCTTGAAGCAGCTCATGGATGCACTGACCGTGATGCGCACCAATGTCTTGAACCAGTATGCGAAAAAGACAGGACACACCGTCGAAGAAGTGGCGGCGTGGATGGACGCTACATCGTGGTGGACGGCGGCAGAAGCAAAAGAAAATGGCTTCATCGACGAAATCACGGAAAGCAACCAGACTGCAAAAATCGAAAACAGGAATGGTGCGCTGTTTGTCAACAGCATTGCCGTTCCGGGCACATTTGATGATGCCCCTGAATTTGTACGAAACCGCGCCGTGGTGGCCCCTGCCACGACTGAGGGTTTTGTAAATAACACTGACCCGGCAGGAAAGCCGGACAAGAACGATGGAGGTAACGACATGGAGTTCAAGAACGCAGATGAACTGCGCAACGGCTGTCCTGATCTGGTGAAAGAGATTGTGGACGAAGCCCATGCGGAGGCACAGAAGCAGGAGCGTGATCGTTTGGCTGCCATTGACGAGATCGCGGATGCAGTCCCGTCCGATCTGGTGGCCGAGGCAAAGTATGGTGACAAGGCTTGTTCTGCGGAGCAGCTTGCTTACCGTGCGGCGCTGGATGCAAAGAAGAAGGGCCACAAACTGCTGGATGATACCGAAGATGATGCAGATACCAGCGGCGCAAACAGCGTTGGCGGTGCTGCCCCGGACGGTGTCTCTGGCACTGGCACGAAGAACAAGAACCAGACCGACGCCGAAAAGCGTGCGATGGTCAAGAACCTGTTCCACCCGAAGAAGGAGGGCTAAACGATGGCTGAAAAAATGCTGAGTGAAAAGCTGGGCGAGGTTGAGTACGACGGCCTGATCGCAGGCGTGAACCCGAAAAAGCGCGTCGGCCCCGGCGTGATTGCTGGCCCGGAAGCAGAAACCACCTTTGTGCGTGGCACGGTGTTTGCCAAGAGCGCAAAGGATGGAAAGCTGCACATTCTGGGAACCGAGGCGCCCGGCGGCGATACTCTGACCGCTGACTGCATCCTGATTGAGGATGTGACTATGAAGGCCAGCATGGATGAAACCGTTGCAGTCTATCTGGCAGGCTGTTTCAACCCGGACAAGCTGACCGTCAAGGACAGCTACACCATGACCGAGGCAGACAAAGACGCACTGCGGATGCGGGACATCGTTCTGCTGCCTGTGGTCGAAATGTAACAGGAGGACGTTTCAATGGCAATTCTGATTAACTTCTTTGATAATGTTATCCTTCAGGCAATTTCCGAGGAAATTGTCCCGAAGGTCAGCTTTTTCAAGGATCGCTATTTCCCCACCGGGGCAGGTGACATCTTCAAGGCGAACGAAGTTCTGACCGAGTACCGTAGCGGCGACCGTAAGCTGGCGGCATTCGTGGATCAGAAAGCGGGCGACATTCCCATTGGTCGCCGGAGCTATGAGGTGCATTCCTATAAGCCCGCCTATATCGCCCCGTCTCGTCTGCTGACCCTCGACGAGCTGACTAAGCGTGGCTTCGGTGAGGCTCTGTATCCGGGCATGGATGAAGCACAGCGTGCCGCCCGCCTGCTGGCAGACGACATGAACGACATGGAAAACCGCATTGCCCGCCGCGAGGAATGGATGGCGGCGGAAACCATGATCGGCAACGGCTGCGTTATGCAGGAGTACATCGACGGTGCAACCAAGGGCGATTCTCTGGTTGTGAAGTTCTACGACGGCACCAGCGATCATACCTATACCGCTTCCAAGAAGTGGAACGAGAACGGTGGTGACTTCTGGGGCGACGTTAAGGCCATGTGCCGTATGCTGTCTGCTCGTGGTCTGCCTGCAAAAGACCTGATTCTCGGCACTGATGTGGCCGACTACATCCTGACTGACGAAAGAACCCGCCAGCTGCTCGATAAGAACAGCGGCATCATCGTAGGCGAGATTCGCCAGCAGCTCACCCAGTACGACGGCGTTGTGTTTATGGGTACGCTAAACTTCGGCGGTTTCATGCTGAACGTGTTCAGCGTGGACGAAACCTATGAGGACGAGACCGGCAAGAGCGCCAGATACTTCCCGGCTACGGCAGCTATGGTGACTGCGCCGGACTGCGGCCATATGATGTACGGCTCCATTACTCAGATGGACTACGGCAAGACCGACTACACGACCTATGCCGCAAAGCGTGTTGCAAAGCTGGTTGTGGATCAGGACAAGGATACCCGCAAGCTCCGTCTGGGCTGCCGTCCTCTGGCCGCACCCAAGACCTACTGCCCCTACATCTATGCAGCTGACGTTGTGGGCTAAGAGAAAGGAGCAGGAATATGAAGGTCGTTCAGATCATTTCCGGCGGCTATGGCTTCCGGGCGAAAGCTGGTGCACCCACGAAGCTGATTCTGGCGGGCGAGGTCGTTTGCGTTGATGATGCAGAGGCGGAACGCCTTGTGAAATTGGGCGTTGCCGCTGAAGCGGAACTGGATGCGGAAACTAAGGCCATTGTGGAGCAGGCTGACGCCGACAGCAACGATGTGGAAACGCAGGAAGAAGCATCCGAAGCCGAGGAAAAGCCCGGCAGAAAAGGCCGCAAGACTGCAGCAGAGTAAGCAGGTATTACCATGACCGACTTTTTGGAAATGGCAATGGCTGATATTGACGATGTGTTTTTTCAGGAGTTTGTAGAACAGCATACCATCGACGGAGAAACGTTTGATGTGGTGCCGTATGAAACCGGACTGAAAGAGCGCAAGTCACACTGGGAAGCCGGTGCCAAGCAAAACTTTGACCAAGGCTTGTACATCTCGCAAAAGCAGTTCTTTATCCGGGCGGCTGACTATGGCCCTGCTCCAAAGATTGGAAAGCCGATGGAGTACGACCGAATCAGCTACACGATAAAAAGCTGTCAAAATGAGCATGGACTGTATCTGGTCACGTTGGAGAGGGTGCGGCAGTAATGGCAAAGGCAATCTATGACGTGCAGGTGCCGAACATCGGTGAAGTGGAACGTGCACTGGGAGATATGCGGGATAAGGCCCCGCGGGCCATGAAAAACGCTGTCAACCAGACTGCGACGAGAGCCAAAAACATGATGATCCGGCAAGCGCGGCTTCGGTATGCTGTCAATTCTGCTGGCCGTCGTCACCTGAATGCGCTGAAAGTTCGCAACAGGGCGACAACGCAGAACCCGACGGCGGAGATTTTTATTTCCAGCCGGAGAAATGATCTGGGCGACTTCCAGTCGAACCCGTCTGTTCCGCATATGGGAAGGGACTGGGTGTTGTCGCCGGAGTTCCACACATCGCGTGTTTTGAAAAAATCGCCGATGGAAGCATTGACCGGCGGACATACGGCGCTGGGACAGGCAAGCAAGGGCTTTCTTGTGAAGTTTGACAGTGGGCACGTCGGCATGGTGCAGAGGTTGATCGGTCGTCCGGCGGCAAATCCGAAATCGACCAGATGGCGCAGTAAGAATGGCGTCGTAGAAAAACTCTACACCATGTCCAGCCCGTCTGCCAGTGCGATGCATAGCACCGTATGGAGAGAGGAAGTCGAGCCGGACAGCGAGATTATCTTGCAGGAACGGCTGCAGCATGAAGTATCCAAAATTCTGACGCAGGCCGGGAGGAAAACAAAGTGAGAGCGAGTAATTACACACCGGTTGACGCTGTGAAAAAGCTGCATGAAGAACTGGACAAGCTCTTTGCAGGAAAGACATTCAGTGGTCAAGGCAAAAATAAGCCGCTCAACATTTTCGATTTTGAATTTCCGACCGACTTCGGCAATGACGAGGATGTGGATACGGTGGCTGCAGCGGCTCCGTTTATTCTGGTCAAGGCAGCAGGTTGGAGCATTGATAAGATGGAAGAACCTGAAATGGTGGACATGAGCCTGATTATTTGCACATATCAGACACCTATTCACAACAAAGAGGAAGGTGTGCGGGATAAAAAAGCTCCCGCCGTTCTGGATTTGTACAACATCATGCAGGATATTGGACAGCATTTCCGCGTCTACAACATCTTTGGCGATTATTTCAACGTGTTGCTTCCCATTGACTGCGCAATTCAACAGGACGATACAAGCCCGTATTACTTCGCTACGGTGCAGATGGATGTTACTTGTCCGAGCATGAGCAGCGAAAACAACCCGGAAATCGAGGAACTTATATGAGCAATGCAAAAAATACTCAGACCGAAAAGGCGGCTGCGACCGAAACTCCGGTCAAGAAGGATGGGCCGATGGTTTACTGCGGCCCGACGGTAAAAAACACGGTGAAGCAGTACACGGTGTACCATGACAGTAAGGCGGTGCCGGATGCGGTGAACCGTTTCCTTGATGCCGTACCGATGGCAAGGGGCCTGCTGGTGCCTCTTGATAAATTCAAAGATACTCGCGTGGCTCTTGAGAACCCCAAGAGCAGCGCGGGTATTCTTTTTGCCGCAGTGAAAGCGGCACTGAACTAAGGAGGGAGAGAACATGGCATACAAGCATGGCGTTTATGTTGCCGAGCAGGGAACCAGTATCGTGGCACCCGTGACGGCAACTGCTGGCCTGCAGGTCGTTATCGGCACTGCGCCGATCAACCGCGCAAGTGATCCGTATCACTGCACGAATACCCCCATGCTGGCAAATACGCTGGCAGGCGCAACTGCCGCAGTGGGTTACGACGATGATTATGAGAAGTACACCGTCTGCCAGAGCATGGGCGCAAGTTTCAAGGTCGTCGGCGTGTCGCCGATGATCCTGATTAACGTGCTTGATCCCAACAAGCACAAGAAAAATCTGCCGGAAAAAACTGTGCAGGTCAATGACGGCGTTGCAGTGGTGGAGGAAAAGGACATCCTGCTGGACAAGCTGACCGTTAAGGCAGAGGAAACTCCGCTGGCGGCTGGTACGGACTACACCGCAGCATTTGACGATAACGGTTATGTGAACATCGTGGTGATCCCCGGCGGTGCTGGCGACAGCGCAACGAGCCTGACTGTGAGCGGTGTCCAGATCGACCCGACTGCTGTTACCCCGGCAGACATCGTTGGTGCGGTTACTGCAGATGGTGTTGAGAGCGGCATGGAAGTCATTCGCCAGATTTTCCCGAAGCTGAACATGACCCCCGGCATTCTGCTTGCTCCGGGCTGGTCGGAGAATGCACTGGTGTCGGCTGGCCTGCAGGCAAAGACAAGCCACATCAACGGTGTTTTCAACTGCGTGTGCATCGTGGACATCGACAGCTCTACTGCCGGTGCAACCAAGTATGACGACGTGAAGCGTCAGAAGGAAAAGCAGGCTGTGACCAGTGCGAATTGCTACGCTGTGTGGCTGTACGCAAAGGTTGGCGACGTGATCTATGCGGGTTCGGCAATGGCTGCTGCGGCGACCGTGGCGACCGATGCGAACAACGGCGATATTCCCAACGTAAGCCCGGATAACAAGCCTATCTCTATTTCTGCTGCCTGCCTGAAAGATGGAACGGAAGTTCTGCTGGATCAGGAGCAGGCCAATGTGGTCAACTCCTTCGGCGTTGCAACGTGGCTGAACATGAACGGCTTCCGTCTGTGGGGCAACAACACTGCCTGTTATCCCGGCAACACTGACCCGAAGGATCGCTGGTTCAGCGTCCGCAGGTTCTTCTGCTGGGATGATAACACCTTCATCCAGACCTATTTCCAGAAGGTCAGCGACCCGCTGAACAAGCGCCTGATCGAGGCTCTGGTTGACAGCGAGAACGTGCGCGGCAACAGCTTTGTCAGCCGTGGCATTTGCGCCCGCTATGAGCTGCAGTACATCGAATCCGAAAACCCCACGACCGATCTGCTGAATGGCACGGTGAAGTTCCACAAGTATATGTCTCCGTTTAATCCGGCGGAGGACATCGAGGAAATTGTGGAGTTTGATCCCAACGCGATTTCTACCGCGCTGGCGGGCTAACCCAGAAAGGAGGAATAAACAATGGCACTGGACACGAATCTGACCCCGGAAATCGTCAACAGCTTCAACGTTTACATTGACGGCGTGAAAGCAATTGGCACTGCACCGGAAATCACTCTGCCGCAGATCACCTCGGAGACTATCGACGTTTCCGGCGCTGGTATCCTCGGTAAGATTTCCGCACCGAACATCGGCCAGTTTGAATCCATCGAGCAGGAAGTTTCCTTCAACCTCGTATATTCGAGCTTTGTCAACGTCCTTTCTCCGAAGCGTCAGGTGAACCTTACCTTCCGCGTTGCACAGCAGGCGGTGGATAAGAGCCTCGGCTATGCCTATAAGGGCCTGCGCATCGTTGAGGTTGGCCGCGTCAAGGAGTTTACTCCCGGCAAGATCAAGGCGGGCGAGGGCATGGAAGCCAAGGTTAAGCTGGAACTGACCTACATCATGATCGAGAACGACGGCGAGGAAATCATTGCCATCGACAAGCTGAACGGCGTATACCGCGTTCAGGGCGAGGATATGCTGGCAGACGTTACCGCGCCAAAGAAATGAAGCGACCGCCCCGAAAGACCGGGGCGGTCAATTTTTATATATGAACAGAAAGGAAAACCACCATGGAAAAGAATGTTTCTTCCGTCGCAGAACAGGACAAGACCGCTGAGGTTAAGAAGAACCCGAAGCTGATCGAGTTGGCCCGCCCGTACAAGTTTGATGATAAGGAGTATACCGAGATCGACCTGTCCGGTCTGGATGATCTGACCATCAAGGATGCGGTGCTCATCATCAAGAAACTGTACAACGAGGGCGAAATGGCCGTGATGATTACCCCTGAAACTGCGACTGCATACACCGACGCTCTGGCCGCTGCCGCAACGAAGCTCCCCATCGAGTTTTTCCAGCTGCTTCCCATCGGCGCAAGCAAGAAGGTTCGCCAGACTGTTCAGGCGTCGCTCCGTAGCGCCGCCGCAGAGGAAGATGGCGACGAGGACGAGCACAGCCACATCATGAAGTTCGGCAAGCCCTACACCTACAAGGGCGAAAAATACACCGAAGTTGACCTGTCAGGCGTGGCGAACCTTACCGGCATGAACGTCCGTCAGGCGGAAAACCGCATGGAGAAAGAAGATATTCGCGCAGCGGAAAAGACCCTGAACTACTATTACTGCTGCCTGATCGCATCTATGGCCACCGGTAAGGATGTGGCATTCTTCCTCGGCCTGCCGCTGGCGGAGGCTGTACAGCTTCGCGCAGGGGTGAACCACAAGGATTTTTTCGCCTAAAGGGCGGATACAAAACCATCAGAAAGGCGGCGATAGCCCTCGCCACGGCTACACACACGAGTGCAGATTTCTACCTGAATCTGCCCGTGCGTGAGCTGGTGGAAATCAACGAGGAGGTGGCGGAGGAGTGGCAAAAAATCAAACCCTAGAGCTTTCTATTTTGATCGGCGGTCACGTTGATAACTCGCTGACGCAGGCTGTAAAGTCTGCGAATACTCAGCTCAGCAGTATGGCGAACGGCGCATCGAAACTGGCAGCGAATATCGCAAAAGTAACGGTGGGCATAGCCAGCGGCATTACAGCGGGGCTGGTAGATGCAACAAAAGAAGCAGTTGCATTTGAAAGCGAAATGCTTGATGTGACGAAGTACGTTGGCGGTCTGACGGACGCGAACGGAAAGGTCAAAACGGACGCTTATGCGGAAATGTCGAAAGACATTCTTGACTTGAGCACACAAATTCCGTACACCGCCAAAGAGCTGACACGTCTGGCAGCTGCGGCTGGTCAGTCTGGCAAGAGCATGAACGACCTGATAGACGAGGGGTTCCTGAAAGACGTTGCCGAAATGGGCACGGCCATGGATATTTCTGCGGATCAGGCAGGCGACTGGGCAGCAAAGTGGGAAGTTGCATTCAACATGAACCACGATCAGGTCATGACACTGGCAGACCAGATCAACTATCTGGGTGCTCACTACGCGACGACTGCCGCTGAAATTGCTCAGACGGTGAACGACACCGGCTCTCTGGGTCAAATCGCTGGCATGGATGTTCAGAGCACGGCAGCGCTTTCTACGGCACTGCTGGCAATGGGCGTTGATTCTGGCAAAGTGGCAACATCCATCCGCCGGATGTATACGAACCTTTCTATGGGTTCAAAAGCTACAGATGCACAGTCTGCGGCTTTTGAACAGCTGGGATTTACTGCGGAACAGTTTGCAAAGGATATGCAAAAGGACGCCCCGGCGGCATTGAAAAGTTTGTTTACCGCTATCGGTACTCAGCCGAAAGACAAGCAAGTAGGCTATCTGAAAACTCTGCTCGGTCAGTGGGCCATTGAGAGCGGTGCGAAGCTGACCGGAAATCTTAAGCTGTTCGTAGATACACTGAACGATGTGGGCGATTCTTCTAAGTACACTGGCAGTATGTATAAGGAGTTTATGCTGAAATGCGAAACCTCTGAATCTGTATTGACGATGCTTGGGAGCGCATGGCGGGCCGTTCGCATTGAGGTTGGAAACAATTTCCTTCCGGTGCTGAAAGATGTAGCCGGGTTTGGCATCGAAAAGCTGAATGACCTCCGCGCCGCTCTGCCGGATATTGCAGAACGCATAAGGCAGGTAATCAAGTATCTGCTGAATAATGGCGATAAGGTAGCTACGACCATTGCGGGTATCGGCACGGCATGGGCAGGAATGCGGTTTGCACCGCAAATCCTGCAGGTGGTATCCAGCGCAACGAAGTTTGCAAGCGGGGCGGCAAGCCCTGTGGGGCTTGTACAGAAGGGCGTGTCTGGTGCAGGAAAAGCTGGCAATCTGTGGCAGGCTGCAAAACTTGGAACACAGCTGGCAAACAGTGCTGTTCCGGCGGGCAGCAATCCTAGCTTCGGGCAGAGAGTGCAGAACACTATCCTTGGTAGCGTCCTTGGAATGCGGAACAACAAAAAGTTGTTTGGAGCGAAGACGCCTGCTGGGATGGCAAAGGCAACGAGTGCGCTGTTTGGCAGCATTCAGCAGGCACAGGCTTCCGGTGGAATAATCGGACTGTTGAAAGGCAGTTCGATAGGGCAATACGGAGCCAGAGTTGCAAGGTCTGCAAAAAATCTGGCGGGGACAGACTTTATACAGAACACGGTTGGAGTTGGAAGGTGGCTCGGCCAAAAAGTTGCCGGTACACAGCTTGGCGGCTTTGTAGGGAACATGGGCCAAAAGGCTATGGGCTTTGGACAAGGATTGCTGGGCGGAGCAAAGAACATTGCGGGAACGGCAATTGGCGGCGTAAAAAATCTGGCAGGCCGCGCAGCATCTACTAAAGTCGGGCAATTCGCCTTGAACGTTGGTGGAGGAATTGCGAAAGGAACAGGGGACACGTTCAAATTCCTTGGTTCTGGACTGAGCCTAGCCAACACGGCGGTAGGCCCGATAGCCGGTAAATTGGGCGGTGCTTTTATGGGATTGCTCGGCACCTTCGGCCCGGTGATTACCGGAATCGGTGGAATCATCGCAGTGGTCAGCCTGCTAGGAGATCACTTTGAGGACATCCGCCAGATCGTCGGGAGCGTGTTCGGCGAAAAGGGATTGGCAATGTTTGATGGATTTACAAGTAAAATCCACGATATTGCAGGGAACGTCCGCGATTCGGTGAGCAATGCGTTCTCTTTGGAAAACCTGCAAAATATCCAGCAGAGCTTGAGCGGAAAGAGCATTTTCGGAATCGACGACTTGGGAACCACCTTCGGAGCGGTGATACCGATTATCGAATCTGTGAAGGGCCTGATTGGACAGATCGTAGACCTCGGAGTGAATCATATTAAGCCGCTGCTGGCTGATATTATGAGCTTCGCCGTAAATGAATTGTTCCCCGCAGTGTCGCCGCTGATAAGCATGATTATCAGTCTAGTTGGTACAACCCTGATAAACGCAATCAAGCTCGTCGTCGATGTGATCCACGGACTGCTGCCGGTAATCGAGCCGGTCATTCAGGGCATCGTTGGGTTGATAAAGGGCATTGTATCGGTGACGATTACGGTTGTGAATGCGATCATCGGTACGCTGAACAAGTTGTCTTTTACGGTGCCTGATTGGGTGCCCGCCCTCGGCGGAAAACAATTCGGCTTCAACCTGAAAGAAGTTGCAATGCCTGCTTTTGCGAACGGCGGTTTTACTCACGGCGTCAGCATTGCGGGCGAAGCTGGAACAGAGGCGGTTATCAGCTTCAAGCCTAGCGTTCATGATAGCAACGTCGAAAACTGGGTGCGTGCAGGCCGGATGCTGGGAGTGTCTGGCGAGGATGCAACTCGTGCAGCAGGTGTACGGTATTTTGCAAATGGCGGTTTCACCGACGGAAGCAAGGAAAAACTGGACAACCTGATTGACTTCTCCAAAGCATACGGTAAGTACGCACTGCGTTCCAATGGTATCCGAACTACAGGCGATGCTTTGTCGATGCTGTGGACGGTTGCAAACAACTCAATGTCTGGTGATGCTTCGCTTGCGCTGGCGGCGACCAGCATTGCAGCTGATGTTGCTCCGCTTCTGCTGAACAAGTACCTTGGAAGTGACAGCCCTGTAACCACCGCGCTGACCGAAGCGGCCAAAACATACAACGGTGGCACGGTGCTTTCGAGCTGGCGGGACGGCGTCCTTACAGATACCGGAACGCCGCTTTATGTGCTGCCGCCGAGGGATACCGGGCGCACGCTGTCCGAAATCCCGGTGAGCGCATATCAGAATACACCTGCACCCGGCGGAAACGGCGGAAGCTCTCCACAGTTTGTATTTGCCCCGAACATCACAATCACTGGTGATGCAGACCGCCAGCAGATTGCTTCGATTATGGAGGACGAGTACGAAAAGTTCAAAGCCTTTATGGACAAATACAACCGAGAAAACAATCGAACCCGGTATGCATAAGGAGGTGGCCTGATGTCTTACACGACAAAGAGCGGTGACACTTGGGATGGCATTGCAAAAACTGTCTACGGTGACGAGTTGAAAGCCGATGTGCTGATGACCGCCAACCGGGAGTATATCGAGGTGTACAAGTTTGATTCCGGGGTGGTGCTTGCCACGCCGGAAGTGGAAGTTAAGGCAAAAACAGACGAAAGTCTGCCGCCTTGGAAAAGGTGAGGTGTGAGGGATGATTACGCCACGTCAAGCGTTCCTGACGCTTGAATATGACGGAACGGACATTTCAAGCGACATCCGCAAAGATGTGGAAAACTTCACATACACCGATAGCGGTTCGGATTCGAGTGACAGTCTTTCTATTAAGGTAAACGCGATGGATCACAAGTGGATCGATTCGTGGATGCCAGACAAGGAAGCTGTGCTGCACCCGACCCTCTGCACGACAAACTGGATCGTGCAGGGGGACAGAACCGTTTTGGATTGTGGAACGCTGGTAGTTGATGATCTGAGCTTTTCGGCCTGCCCGGATGTTTTGACGATTGGAGCGGTCGCCCGGCCAAACGGGACGAGCTTTCATGAAAAAAACAGAGAGCAGGTTTGGAAGAATACGAGCATCAAACGCATTGCAGAAACCATTGCTGGACGGTACGGCTTGGAATGCAAGATGGATGCAGAGGATGTCAGCGTCGCTCTGAAAGAGCAGGATGATAATGACAGCTCTTTCCTGCAGAAAATTTGCAGCACATACGGGCTGATCCTCAAAACATACCGGAACAAAATTTGGATTTTTGACCGCGAACAGTACAAGAAAAAGGATTCGGTGGCAACGGTAAAACCGATTGACATTGTACCCGGCTCTTTGAGCTGGAACACAACGCTGGCAGGAACATACACCGGAGGCGAGTTTACTTATTCCAACCAAAAGAAAAAAGTGAACATCAAGGTGACAATCGGAACGGCAGACCGGATGTTGAAGCTAAACCAGTATGCATCAAGTGAAGCGGACGCAAAACGGCAGCTGCAGGCGGCTATCGACAACAAAAACCATTCGGCTACAACCATTTCCTTTACGACTATGGGAAACCTGACATATTGCGCGACGCAGTGTATTGACGTGGAAGGATATGGGAAAATCGACGGAAAATATTACATGGACAGTGTAGGGCACACCATGAATAAATCCGGCGGTTTTGTGACGAAGGTCTCGGCAAGCAGAGTGGGAGGGTGACACGATGAGCAGCGTCATTCGCATTGGCACGGTGTCCAAAGTGAATTACGAGGATGGCACAATTGAAGTTGCATATGAAGATCGGGACGGTTCTGTGACCGATGAAATCTGTGTGGTTTCAAATGCGCTGTACCGGATGCCGGTTGTCGGTGCTATGGTTTGCGTTCTCCACAATTCCGATAGTCAGGAAATGGGAACGTGCATCGGAACGTTCTGGAATGAGGATAACAAGCCGGTCGGTGGAAAGAAACAACGTTACCGGTATGACTACAACGATAAGAAGGGCAAAGCCTTTGAACAATACGATGGAGATAGCGGAGACTATGAAGAAAAAATCGACGGGAATGCAAAAGAGACCATCGGTAAAAATCTGGACTTCACTGTTGGTGGGGACGTGACCTTCAAGGTCGGGGCTTCGACCGTCAAGGTTTGCCAGAGCGGAACGATTGAAATTACCGGAACGACGGTGAAAATCACAGGAGCAACGGTGAATATTTCGGGCGGCTCTGGCGACTGCAAAATCAATGGCGTAAGCCTTGTGAATCACAAGCACGAACATGACGGGTCGGCAAAAGCTGGCCCGTATACTGTTTCGGGGAATACCGGCGTCCCGGTAAAGTGAGGGGGTGTTCTTTATGGCATGGGGCAGCATCGGTAGCTTTGCTGGACTGGTGTTTACAGTATCAAGTTGGCGAGTTCTTACGCCGGACAACATCAGTGGAAGTACGTCGAGCAACTGGGCGACGCACAGCGTGATCGGCGGAAAAGATAAAAGCGAATATGTAAGTCCCGGCCTGCGAGAGTATCAGTTCAACATTACGCTTAGTTCAAGGCTGGGAGTAAATCCGCGAAAGGTCTTTGACGCCCTAATGGATTTGTGCGAAGCCGGAGCAGTAGACTACTTCATCATCAACAACAGGCCGGTTTCTCAAAATCCGTTTATGCTTGAAAAAGTAGCGGATGAATGGGGCGCGGTACATCGGTTCTGGGGACTGACAAGCGGAAAGCTGACCTTGACGCTAAAGGAGTACACATGAGCGGTGAGCTGGAAAAGCTGATACTGGGCGATATTGATGTAGAGATCAATCCGTCCGAAAGCACAGAAGAACGGGATGTATATAACTGTCTCAAGACGCTTTATGGGAGCCGAGAAGGTGAACAGGCACTTGACCGGGAGTTTGGCCTGAACATGGACTGCTTGAGCCTGCCAGCCGAAGCTGCCGAAGCGAAGCTCACGGCAGAGATCATCCGAAAGACAAAGAAGTACGAACCGAGGGCACAAGTGCTGGAAGTAAGCTATGAAACCAGCCGAAGCCAGCAGGGGAACATTCGACCGAAGGTGGTGATAAACATTGTCTAATATCGCTGAATTTGCCGAAATCCCGGAGTATAGCGTCACAGATAATATGACGCTTGAGGATGTAAATAATCTGGTGACAGAAATTTACACCCGAAATTACAAAGCGGTAAACGGAACAACCCCGCCGTTGCACAGTGCTGACCCAATCACTCTTACGCTGAAAAGTATTTCTGAGCTGTATTACATGGTGCTGCAGGTTGCAGAAAAAAGAACCCGCTGCGCCTTGCTGAAAACAGCAACGGGTGCAGCGCTGGATAATATGGGGCTTCCGTTCGGCGTGAAGCGGAATGAAGCAACCTATGCAACGGTGACAATCCGATTTAATCTTTCGGCTGAACAAAAAACAGTTGTAATGATTCCACAGGGAACCCGCGTCAGAACTGCCGCGGGTATTTATTTTGCCACAGCGGCCTATGCACAGATTGCCATTGGCGAGGCCTATGTTGATGTGTTGGCGCAAGCCGAGGTGGTAGGAGCCAGCGGAAACGACGTTCCAATCGGCGTTGTCGATACGCTGGTAGACGCCATTCCTTATGTTGCGGCAGTGGAGAATGTGGATACATCCAGCGGCGGCGCAGACGCGGAAAGCGACGATAGCTTGACCCGGCGGATTTGGCTGTCACCGACAACGTATAGTTGCGCAGGGCCGCGAGACGCCTACGAGTATTGGGCAATGAGCTTCCGCTCTGATGTGGAAAATGCAATTGCAGTCAGTCCACGGAGCCAGCCTTGCACAGTGTATATCTTTTTCATGCTGACGGGCGGAAGGATGCCGAGTGAAAAGGATATGAGCGAAATGCAAGCATATCTGATGAACGAAGCTCGACGCCCCATGACAGATCAGGTGATCTGTAAGGCCCCGGAAGAAGTGGAGTACGGAATTGACTTTACCTATTATATCGGAGCGGGCAACGCGAAGGGCGCAAGTATTGTTCAGGAAAACGTTACAAAAGCTGTTGAGGAATTTCAGCAGTGGCAGCGCTCCATCGGGAGAGACATTAGCCCGATGGAATTGATTTATCGCTTGCGTGTCGCTGGCGTAAAACGAGTAGAGCTTAGACAACCGGTTTACATGGTAGTCGAAGGCGGTTCGGATTTGGAAAAAGCAACAGTGCAAATCCCAAAACTGAGCGGAACCCCGACGATCATCTACGGAGGTGTCGAGGATGATTAAGCTGCAGGACGCGAGAATTGCAGATGGACTGCCGCGGGTCGTTGCTGAACAGCCGTGGGCAAAGGTGCTGTCTGCAGTATACGGGGAACTTCAAGGCCGGATGCTGGAATATCTGGCAACGGGCATGACGTTCTCGGATGTGGATAACTGTAGCGAGGGAATGCTGGATCAAATGGCAATCTATCTCAAAATCGAATGGTACGATTCTGTCGCCGATATTGAGACGAAGCGTAAGCTCGTAAGAACCGCAATTGAAATCCAGCGTTATGCAGGAACGGTAAAGGCTGTTCGTGAACAGGTGGAGACAATTTACAAAAAAGCCAGAATTGAGGAATGGTTCTCGTATGGGGGGACACCGGGATTCTGGAAACTGTATGTTGACATCACCGACGATCAGGAAACATATCACACCGCAGCAGAAATGGAAAAGCTGCTGGGCTACACAAAACGCTGCACTGCTCACCTTGAGCACATCATCTACACCATCGAACCGCATGAAAGATCGCCCGCCTACATCGCCGCCGTACCCTGCGGCATGGCGACATCCTGCACCGTAAAGGTCCCCGGTAGGATCAAGCCGCGGGAAGTTGGCGCAAAGGCGTATGTTGCCGGTGCGGTCGGAAGATCGAAAATGCAGGTTGCCGTGGCGCTGCCCGGTGCCGTTGAAGCAAAGGCAGTGAAAGCACGAGCCTTTACGGCGGGCACTGTTGAGCGGTCGCACACGGCGGTAAACATTGTTATTGGAGGACAGACAACGTGAGTTGGGAAAAATCTAACTACACCGCCGCCGGTGCCGCCCTGCTGTCGGAATCTCTCTCCGGTGGTGCGCTGGTAATCACCCGCGCTGTGAGCGGCACCGGCACGGCAGACGCAGACCTTTCGGAGGAAACCGGGGTAAGCGGCGAAACACATGACCTGAAATTGCTGGACATCGAAACTGTTGAAAGCAACGGCGAAACTGCCCGGCGGGTAAAAATCCAGATCACCGGTGCAGATGAAACCTACATCATGCATCAGGTGGGTGTTTACGGCAGACTGAACGACGATGCCGAAACACTCCTGTTCATTATGCAGGATGAGCGCGGCGTGGAAGTTCCGTCTACGAAAGTGAACGGTGATTTTGAAATTGAGTTGTCGGCGCTGCTTGCTGTGTCGAACAAGGCCAATATCAGCATCACCGTAGACCCGCAGATGCAGGCTCTCGCAAAGATGGTCAGGGCAGAGGTCGAGAAGCACAACAAAGACGCTTCCGCCCATACCGAGGCCATCACCGCCGCCGTCGGCAACGCCATGGAATCCCTCAAGGAATCTGGGGACGTTGTAAGCGAAGAACAGGTCAAAGCTCTTATTCAGGAGCAGGGCAGCTCTGGCGGGGCTGCCATCATCAAGGACATCACGATCCCCGCAGACGGTTGGGACTGGCAGCGGGAATCTGATGACGAGGAAATGCTGGGGATGGATGACTTCCGGTGTGTTGTTGATGTTGCAGTTGACGACGTGACGGAGGAAATGTTCCCCAGTGTTGCCTTACATAAAGCGGCCCTTGAGGTCGCAAAGCGTGCCGGGCTTTGTCCGACGGTGCAGGCTCTCGCCGGTGTCCTGCGCTTTTGGGCAAGGAACATCCCGACGGCGGATATGTCCGCCACGGTGGCGCTGTGGGCACCGGGAGGTACGGCGGGCGGTGGTTCCGCCTATGTGCTGCCTGTGGCGACGGCGACCCGGCTTGGCGGCGTGAAAATCGGTTCTGGCGTTTCCGTGTCGGCAGACGGCACGATCTCCGCATCGACCAGCGGTATCACACAGGATGAAGTCGTCTCTGCGGCAGACACGGACAAGATGCTGGACGAGATTTTCCCCGCAGAAAGTTGAACGAAACACCGGCATAACAGGAGGCTTATATGGCAGACAACAAGTTTGTGACCCTCGAAGCTCTCAAATCCACCGCTGCACGCTTGCAGCAGGAATGGCTCAAGTCCATCTCCAAGGCAGGTCATGCCCGCTTTGAGGTGGCGGAAGCCATCCCTGACGCATCCGCAGCGCAGGAAAACATCATGTATCTTGTCATGAACGACAAGACGCAGCACTACGACATCTACGCAAAGGTCAATGATGAGGTCGTCCTGCTGGACGATACCACTGTTGATCTTTCCGGCTACGCCACCAAGGAACAGCTGGAAGCTGTCTCCGGCGGTCTGGGCGGCACGGTGTACGCCGCGACCAAAGCTGACCTGTCCACTTCCGACGACAGCGTGATCTCCGGCTACTTCGCCCAGAACACGGACGTGAAGCCCAAGAAGGGCGATGTCTTTGTCGTGACCACCACCGTGGACGGTTCCACCTATGAGCAGTCCGCCTATTTCTATGACGGTTCTGCATGGGTGGCCATGACCGGTTCCGTGGATGCCGATAAGGTCATCCTGCGGGAGAACATCACGTTGGCCGGTGGCTATACGCAGGTCGGCAACCTGACCAAGAGCCAGAACGGCACGGCCACTTTCTCTACCAAAGGCAAGAGCGTCATGGATGCCCTGACCGAGATTTTCAGCAAGCGGCTCCAGCCCAGCATCACCGCCCAGCCGTCCATCGGCACGTTCACGCTGACCGGTGCTGGTGCTGTTGAGGCCGGCACTAAGGTAGCTGCTGCGGCCTACTCTGGCGCAACGCTGAATGCTGGCTCCTACCAGTACGGCCCGGCCACCGGCGTTACCGCCACCAACTGGAAGGTCGAGCGTATCACCAATGCGGCCACCACGCAGGTGACTACTGCTGATGCAGCATCCCTGACCGCTGGCTCTGACAACAACGGCGGCGCTGGCTTCATCATCGGCGATGCAGGCGGCGACAATGCCGTGTCCAGCCTGAAGTACCGCGTGACTGCAACCCACGGCGCAGGCGTGACCGCAAAGGACAATCTCGGTGCTGCATCCAGCCCGGCGGTTGCCATTGCGGCAGGTAGCAAGACCAAAGACACCGCCGCCTACACCCCGTTCCGCAACGTGTTCTACGGCGCGGCCACCAGCAAGCCTGCTCTGGACAGTGCTGCTATCCGTGCGCTGGGCAAGACCGGCAAGGCATATGCAACTGGTACGCTGACCATCAACGTGCCTGTTGGCGCACAGCGTGTGGCGATTGCCTGCATTGCGACGGCCAAGGGCGTTACCAAGGTCATCAACGAGACCGCCATGAACGCCGATGTCACCGGCACCTTCGTGAAGTCTACCGTGTCCGTTGAGGGCGCGAACGGCTATGCCGCCAAGGACTACAATGTGTGGATCTTTGAGCCTGCTGTTGCCTACGGCAACGCCGCAGTGCTGAAGGTCACGCTGGGTTAAAGGAGGGCTGAACAATGGCTGTGAACAATACCGCAAAGACCTATGCCAACATGGAGTTCCCGCTGGCTATGAAGCGTCAGGACGCTTTTGCCCTTGATCCTTCCACCGTCTGGCCCACTCTGGCCGATGCCCAGAACTACGCCAAGACCAATCCGACCGCCTATGTCGGCCAGATGCTGTCCGTCGTTGTGAACGGCACGGCTACTCCGTATGTGATCCAGAATGCAAACGGCGACCTCGCCCCGCTGGGTGCTGCAGCTGTGACCATTGCTTCGGATGACGAAGCAAACGAAATGCTCACTGAGGTTTTCGGCGAGTAATGCACAATCTGTAATCGACCGGCTGTCCGGGAAGTCTGGGCAGCCGGATATTTTATCATGAACAAATAAGAAAGAGGTATTTTACTATGGCTTACAATGCAACTGCTCTCGTCCGTCTGGCTGCTCTGAAGGCTCTGGCCGCAAAGACCAAGGCTGAGATCGACAACATCAACACCGACGTTTCCAAGGCCATTAAGTCTCTTGGCGTTTCCGGCAACACCGTCAGCTTCTACACCAGCGCCGACAAGTCCGGCGATGCCGCATTCACCTTCGACTTCCCGAAGGAGCTGTTCCTCGATCAGGTCAAGACCACCTTTGTGCCGAAGTTTGCATTCAGCGCTGAGACCTACCCCGATGCTACCGACCCCAAGCTGGCAGGTAAGCCCGTCATGGTGCTGGCTGTGAAGGGCCAGAACCCTGACAGCTGCACCTACAGCTTCCTCGATATGTCCGCTCTGGTCGATACCTACAAGGCCAAGGCCACCGGCAAGGATGCTTCCACCACCATCACTGTCTCTGGTTATGAGATCGAGGTAAAGGTGAACGTCTCTGCTGCTGCCGGTAATGCTCTGAGCCTCAAGGCAGACGGCCTGTATGTGGACATCAGCGGCAAGGCCGACAAGGTGAAGAACGCCACCGCTGGCAACTTCGCCGCTCTGGATGCAAGCGGCAACCTGACCGATTCCGGCAAGAAGCCTGCCGACTTCGTGGCCGCTGAGACCGGCAAGCGTCTGATGACCGATGCCGAGGGCGAAAAGCTGAAGGGCATTTCTGCTGGTGCCACCAAGACCGCCGCCAGCGAGACCAACGGTCATATCAACATCGACGGCGTGGACACCACCGTGTACACTGAGCCGTCCGACGTGATCCATGGCACTGTTGCATCCGACGAGGATGTGACCGCTATGCTGACCGAGGTTTTCGGCGCATAAGCTGACTGACCTTACCAAAGAAGTATGAGGGGCGAGACCGTCACATGGCGGTCTCGCCTGCTTTTTTAGGGAGGACAAGCGTGAATGAATATTATCGCACTCGTAACCCACCTGAAACTGGTAGCACAGGAAGCAAAGAAGTATGCGGCAAGTCTGGCAAGTGAGCTGTCCAATGCAACGCTGGAAGCAATGCAGGAAATGGACAGGGCAAAGGTTGACCGGCTGTCCTCTGTACCCGTCACGATCAAGGCGGACGGCTGGGTGGAGGATGAAACGTGGGAGGAATACCCCATGCGTTACGACATCACTGCCGCAGATGTGACGGCGACCGATCGCGCAGACATCATCTTGTCGCCGAACAGTTTGACCGCCGCGATGGACTGCGGTGTTTGCCAGACCTGTGAAACGCAGGCGGGGAAAATCTGTATCTGGGCAAGGAAAGCCCCGGCGGAAGCACTGACTGCGGAGTACCGAATCATTCAGGGCGAAAAGCCGAAGGAGGAATAACCATGGCATACGGAAATGTGAACGTCGCTGTACCCGGCGTGTCGAACGATGAATCCAGCTATCTGAAAACAGAACAGGCCGGTGCCCCCGGCGGCGTGGCAACACTGGATGCGGATGGCAAGCTGTCTGAATCCCAGCGCCCGACGGTGGACGCATACACCAAGGCTCAGACCAACCAGAAAATCAGCTCTGCCGTCGATGCCCACAACTCCGCAGAGAATGCCCACGGCGACATCCGCGCCAGTGTGGCAGCTATGAACGCCAGCATCAAGGCAATCGAGTTGAAGTTCGGCACGAACGTCACCAAGAATCCTTTTTCTGCCACGTTCGGCAGCCTTGACGGCCTGACCGTTACCGGCGTGTGGAACGCAGATCAGGCGAGGGTGGAGTTCTGATATGGCTGAACAACCGTTTCTGGTTGGCAATAAAGCGCGGGAGCTGCTGAGGTATACCCAGAGGGCGACCCGCATCGTTTCGGACGACATCAGACGGAGCGATGCCCGGAAGGTATTTCAGAAAGCCGCTGCGCTTGAGGACATCCGGGAAATCAAGCAGGTCTGCACCACCGCTGTCCATGCTCTCGATACGAGGGAGAAGGAGGGCTTCACGAAAAGCACCTTCAACCTCTACGGCAGGGACATCCGGGAAACGGCCAAGAAGATTCTGCTGGATGCCCATGCGGCCAACAACGTGAACTTCGCCACGGAGTACGACAAGCGGATTGAAAAGATCGGCGAGGTCGTGGACGGCTGTTCTCTGCTGCTGGAATATCTGACCCTCTGCACAGAGGACGGTATCATCAGCACAAAGAAAGCCGGTATCTGGACGAAGAAGATCACGGATGTAAAATACCCTGCCATGAAATGGCTCAAGTCCGAACGTGGCAGAGCAGAAAGTCTCCGGCAGGAAGCAGAGAAGAAACGGCTTGAAATGCTTGTCAAAGCACTTCGGGCCGTCTTTGCCCAGCAGGAGCAGAAAACGGCATAACAGGAAACTGTTTTGCAATAGGGGTACGGTTTATATTCTGACGCTGCCGAATGGTGGCTGCGCTCTCCGAACACCAACAACAGCAACAACGTCTGGAACGTCAAGTCTGATGGTTCCAACGACAACTGGAACTACAACAACACCTACGGTGTTCGCCCCGCTCCGGCTGATCTGCGAGACGAGTAGGCATTTGCCGAAAGCAGTGCAACAGCCAAAGGAAACCGCATCCCGTCGCTTGCCGATGCAGGCAAGTGATAAATACATCCCGCTGAGGTGGGCCATCCCTGCGGGGATGCAGCCCGCTACCGCAACAGCGAACCAGCGGAGGGTCAAGTTTGACATACGAAGAACTGTGCAGCTTCGAGACGCTTTATAATGCGTACCTCGAAGCCCGGAAGGGAAAGCGCAGTAAGAGCAAAACAATCCAGTATGAGGCCAGCGCTTTGGCCTGTACCGAAAAGCTGTCCCGCAAGCTGGCCGTCCGCAGTGTACGGCAGCCGGGCGGGGACATCCGGCAGCAGATATGCTACACGCCGAGCCGCTTTGAAGTGTTCTATGTTTATGAGCCGAAGAAGCGCGTTGTACACGCACCGGCATTCGTGGACAAAGTGGTGCTGCACGCGCTGGTAGATAACATCCTGTATGAAGTCCTGACCAAGAGCTTCATCCGGGACAGCTTTGCCAGCCAGAAGGACAAAGGCACGGACGACGGCCTGATGCGCCTGAAAACCCACATGGTGGACTACTACCGCCGGAGTGGGCGCGGCGCAGACGGCTGGGTGCTGAAAGGCGATGTCCGGCACTTCTTCGCCAGCATCAATCACCAAAAGCTGAAACGAAAGCTCAAGGTGGTTCTGGACAAGCGCGGCGTTGACCCGCGTATCTACGAGCTGCTTTGCATCTACATCGACGTGATGGAAGATGGTCTGCCGCTGGGTTATCAGACCAGCCAGCTTTTTGCCCTCATGTTTTTGGATGAGTTCGACCACATCATCAAAGAAAAGTACCGCATCAAATACTATGGCCGGTATATGGATGATTTTTACATCATCTGCCCGGACAAGCAGAAGTTGCAGTGCATCTTGAAGGATGTGCGGGCGCTCATGGACGAGTACGGTTTGGAGCTGAACCAGAAAACGGCTATCTTCCCACTGAGGAACGGCATTGATTTTCTGGGGTTCCATTCGTATCTGACTGAAACCGGCGCGGTCGTCCAAAAGCTGCGTCGGGACAGCGCCAAACGGATGAAAGCCAAAATCAGGCATTGGGAAAAGGCATACCCGGCGGGTGAGGTAACAAAGGAAGAAATCCTTTGCGGCTTCCTTGCGTGGGATGCCCATGCGGCACACGGCGATACCTACGCACTGCGCCGCCAGTACGCCGATCGTCTGGAAAAATTGCTCAACTGCACAATTTCTATCCACCGAAAAATCAACTCGAATAAACTCGCACGAGACCGGCGACGCGCCCGGCAATGCCGTTGCATCTACAAGAAGCAGCGCAAAGCTATGCCCGTTGCCGTCTCGCAGAATACAAGGCCCATCGGCGTTTTGCCGTGGGTCTGATTTTTTGCAAGGAGGTAACAATGGCAAACGTAAAACTGAGCACAAAGGCCGTTGGCAGTATCGTCAAGATCAAGGTCAACGGTGCGGCCAAAGACTTTATCATCGTGCATCAGGGCTTGCCCAGCAGCGCCTATGATGCAAGCTGCAACGGCGTCTGGGTTGTGATGAAGGACATCTACACCACGAGCACGTTCGGTAACAACAACTCTTACAAGGATTCCGGCATTCACACCTATCTGAACGGAACCTTCTACAACCTGATTGATTCCAAAATTCGGGCAGCGATCAAGCAGGTGAAAATTCCGTATACCAACAGCGGCATTCAGAGCGGCGCAAATGGTCTCTCGACCAAAGTGTTCCTGCTGTCTGGCACGGAGGTTGGTTTCAGCAACGTAAGTTACATGAACACCGAGGGTGCAAAACTGTCTTACTTCGACAGCGCAAGCAAGCGCGTTGCCTACAACGGCAGCAGCGCTGCCGCGTGGTGGCTGCGCTCTCCGCACGCCAACTACAGCAACTTCGTCTGGTACGTCAAGTCTGATGGTTCCTACGACTACTGGGGCTACAACATCACCTACGGTGTTCGCCCCGCTTTCGTACTTCCCTCTACACTCGTGGTCTCTGACGACGGCACGGTCAGCACGAACACTGCACCGGCCATCAACGCCAGTTCCACGAATCTGGGGAAGCAGAACGCACCCTTCAGCTTCGCGTATACCGTCACCGATGCAGACGGTGACACCCTGACCGTTACCGAAAAACTGGACGGCAAGACCACTGCCACCCGCACCGGCATTGCAAGCGGTACTGCGCTGACCTTTGGGCAGGGCAGTACCGCAGAAAATTTCCAGCGCATCCTGAATGGCTCCCATACCATTCAGATCACCGCGAACGATGGCAAGGAGAGCACCAGCCTGAACGCCACGTTCACCAAGAGCGTTACCAGCGCAAGTGTGACCCTGACCACCCCGCTGGCCGTGGATGGTGACATCACTGTTGCTGTCCTTCAGGTGACGGGTAGCATCCCGGACGACGCCACATTCAAGGTCGAGGTCACGAACAACGCCAACGACCCGTCGCCGGTCTGGCAGGATGCCACGGTCGAAGTCAAGAAGGGCGTGAACATTGTGTTCACCAACAGCACGGCGACCAACGGCGCAGCGTTCAACTTCCGCGTTTCCGTCAGCCGCGGTGCATCCGGCACCGGCGGCTACATCGAAGCCATCAGCGGCGCATTCCAGTAAGGAGGGGAGCACCATGATTCAGTGGAAGAAAGACAATCTGCCCACCCGGCAGGAGAAGGAAACTGCCGCCAAGAAGCAGCAGGAACATGAGCAGCTGCCGGAGCGGGTAGCTGAAATGGAAGATGCCCTGTGCGAACAGGACGCAGCCAACGACGAGCGCATGAGCAACATCGAGCAGGCTCTTTGCGATCTGGATGAAGCCATCAACGCCAACAAGGAATAAGGAGGTAAAGAACTATGGATAAGATTTGGGCAAACCGTTTGATCGCTGGCACTAAGACTTGGGCTGAAATGCCCATCAGCCGCCGCGTTGCCGTCAAGAAGGTTCTGGCCAAGCGCGTGGCAGAGGGCGAGATCACCGCAGACGACTACAAGGGCATCACGGGCGAAGACTATGTGGCCTGACCTGTGTGAGAAGTTGCTGGCTCGACTGGAAGCCAGCGGGGCAGACATGACCGCAGAGCGCGGCGAGTTTGCCGTGCTGGTGGCTGAGTGTGGGTCAAGCGGCTGCAAAATGGCGTTGAGCCAGAAAGGAGAAAACGATAATGGCGATTAACGCATACTCGTGGGCGAAGGACGGCGAGAAGAATCTCTCCCCGTCTTTCAAGGTGCGGGAGTTCCGCTGTTCGGATAATACCGACCCGATCTTTATTGATTCGGAGCTGGTGGAAATCCTTCAGAAAATCCGCAACCACTTCGGGAAGCCGGTCAATATCACCAGCGGTTTCAGAACCGCCAGCAAAAATGCCACAATCAAGAATGCTGCGAAGTTCTCTCAGCATCTTTACGGCAAAGCTGCTGACATTTGGATTTCTGGTGTGACGGTGGAGCAGATCGCGGCATATGCCGAGACCCTGCTGCCGAACCGCGGCGGCATTGGCCGCTACCCGAAGGAAGGACACGCCGACCGTACTCACGGCTGGGTACATATCGACACCCGCGCGGCAAAGAGCCGGTGGGTGAGCTGAAAGTAGGAGGAAAACAGTATGGAGAACATTCTGAAAGTTTTTCTGATGGCATTCCCTGAATGGCTGGCCTGTATCTTCATGGTGGTCGGCCTTGTGGTCACGGCGCTGGCGGCGGTACGTCTGGGCTACGGCCTTGTGGTCGCAAAGACTGTGTACAAGTGGATCGTCAACGCAGAGGAAAAGTTCGGCAGTGGCGCGGGTGCAGAAAAGAAAGCCCATGTCATTGCCGTACTGCGTGGGTACACCCCGGACTGGCTGGACTGGGCAATCAATGAGCGGACGCTGGATTGGATCGTGCAGCTTGTGTTCGACTTTACCAAGAAGAAGCTCGAAGATTACATGGCAAAGAAATCCGCAGAAACCACTACTGTGGCCCATTTCGGTAACGTGGGGGAGAACAAGCGTAATGACTGACGAGGAACTGGAACATCGCCTGACAGCGGTCGAAAACCGTGCACAGAGCAACACCCACCGGCTGGACGAGCTGGGGAAGCTGACCGATGCAGTAAACGGCATGAACACCAATATCAAGTTGACCATCCAGCAACTCGAAACCACAAACCGGAGCCTTGAAGTTGTGACGGCACAGAACAAGAAGCAGGACGACCGCTTGACCGCGCTGGAAAAAGCCCCCGGAGTATTTGGAAACAAACTCTGGTGGGCGGTCATTGCGGCATTGATCGCAGGCTTTGTTGCATCTGAATTGGCAAGGTATCTCCACTAAGTAAAGCAATGCCCCGCTGGCATCCTGACGGATTGCTGGCGGGGCATTTTTTGTTTGCGCAAAGATTACAAAATAATTACAGATTATGCGGTGCGCCACAAACGGGCCGAAAATTGGTGTTCAACCAGTGAAAAGTAGCCGGAAGCCGCATAAAGGGAATAGTTCGCTTGTTGATGTGCAAGGTGGACCAAACAAAAATAATCCGAACTTGTTTCCGATAGGAGATGGGTTCGGATTATTTGTTTTCTTCGGAAAATTAGCGTTTGCGAAGCAATGAAAGCCCCAGTGGGGCTTTTAAGCGACGGAACGGTCTGCGTTAGCAGATGGAGGGGCTTTGCCCCGACAAGTTCCATGCAGGTGTCCGTGGAAGATGAAATCCGAAATCATAGATTGACCGACATAAGCCACAACATGATTTCAGGAGGACATGAACATGAAGTACGATGCAAGAGCCTGCCATTTCAACATGGACACCGGCTGCGTGGAACTGCTGCTCCAGGATGGGAGAAAGATTTCCATCGACTGCACCGGGGTCGAGGATGCACTGGATGTGACCGTGGCGCAGAGGTCGGAGTTAGACTACCTCATCTACAATGATCCATTGGGCTATGC